CAGGTGTAGAAGCACTGCATGAGTTTGTTGCTGAAGATGGAGACATTACTTTCTTATCGGCAGGTAATAATAAAATCTTTACTGGTACTACCACGATGGTAGACGCAAGCCCAGGAAGTTACACGATCACTACAAATAACTGGAAGATCGTATCATTTAACGACCATGCTTTCTTATTTCAGAGAGGCTATGAGCCTCTAGTGTACTCAGATCACGCAGGTACAGTAGACAAGATGTCTTCTCATGCTCATGCGACAGGCACTCCTCCGCAAGGACATGAAGTGTTAGCAGCGTTTGGTCGTCTATGGGTAGCAGATTTTACAGCAGACAAGTCCACAATCTATTGGTCTGACTTATTAGACGGCACAGCGTGGTCAGGAGGCTCTACAGGCTCGATAGACATCACCAAGGTATGGCCCACAGGGTATGACACTATCGTTGCTCTATCAGCCCACAATGGCTTTCTAGTAATATTTGGCCGTAACTCTATTGTTATTTACTCTGGTGCTGATGATCCCGCAACAATGACGTTAAGTGACACTATATCTAATATAGGTTGTGTTAACAGAGATGCCGTGGTTTCTACAGGTAGAGACTTAATATTCTTAGATGACTCTGGTGTACGAAGCCTAGCTAGAACTATTCAGGAAAAGTCAGCACCTATTGGTGATGTTTCTAAGAACGTAAATAATGATATTAAGTCTTTGTTTGCTGCTGAGACAGGGAATATATCTTTACACTATTCGCCACAAGAGGCGTTTGTGTTACTTAACTTCCCAGTTCTTGCGGTAGTGTACGCATTTGATACACGATTCCCATTACAGGATGGTAGTTACAGAGCCACTACATGGTCTTCTATCAGTCCTTTAGCCTTTACTCATACTGTAAATGACAAGATGTACATTGGTGTAAAGGACGGGATAGGTGAGTATAAGACTTACACGGACAATACAGCGAGTTATCAGTTAAGTTACTTTAGCCATCCGTTAAGCTTTGGCAATACTTCTAATCTTAAATTCTTAAAGAAGATTAACTTAACTACATTTGATGGCGCAGAGTCTACTGTAGTCTTAAACTGGGCGTATGATTATTCTGGCGCATATAAGAAACAAGCGTACACATTGCCCCAATCTAACGTGGGTCAGTACAACATATCGGAGTTTAATACGACAGCAGAGTATTCATCTTCTATATCTTTAATTAACAGACAAAAGATTAATGCGTCAGGACAAGGAACGGTAGTAGCGATTGGCGCGGAAACTACAATTGATGGTAAACCCATTGCAATACAAGAGATTAACATTCAAGCCCTTATGGGAAGGATAGTATAAAATGTCGAATTACACCAAATTGACGAACTACGCTGCTAAAGACTCGATGGTCAGCGGTAATCCTGCCAAGGTAATTAAGGGCGTAGAAATTGGAGCAGACTACGATGCTATTGCTGTAGCAGTAAACAGCAAATCTAATAGCGCATCGCCTACTTTTACTGGTACTGTAACGGTAGCTGACTTAACAGCTACTGGTACGGTTAGCTTATCAACTATAGATGGTGGTACTTACTAATGGCTCTCGAACAAATGCAAAAAATGTTTATGGATAATCGAGGTTTGATTGGTGCGTTGGGCGGTGCAGCAGCGCAGGAAGCTATCATCCGAGATGTCCAGAAATTAGGTGAACAAGACTTACGAACTGTCTATGGTGATAGACCGCCTTCTACTCTTGCGGGTGGATTGATGGGCGAGATAGGCCGTCAGTCTGCATTCAAGCCTTTTACCGTAACTACTCCCACAGGAGGAGCGACTGTATCAGGTGCAGGAGATGTTACTCTTGGCATGACTCCAGAGCAGGAAAGAGTCAGGCAGCAGCTAACAGGGTTTGGCGAACAAGCATTTGGATTCTTGAGTGATCCTGCCCAGAGAGAGACAGAGCAGTCTAATCTTATAGGTATGCTTACACAGTCTCCCGCAGCTAGGTCGGCAAGAGAAGCAGAGATACGCACTGCACTACAGGCTGCACAAGCTCCAGAGCAAGAACGTGCAAGGCTAGGACTTGAGCAAAGACTAGCAAGCCAAGGTCGTCTGGGTGTAGAGACATCTATGTTTGGTGGAACGCCAGAAGGACTCGCATTAGAGAAAGCCATACAAGAGCAGCAAGCACAAAACGCACTAGCTGCAATGCAACAGGCTAGAGATGAGCAAGCACTAACATCATCTCAGACTCTTGCGGGACTACAAGAAATGCGGGGTCGTTCACAACTAGCGGGTGATCTAGGTCTACAAGCTTTGCAGTCTTCTTACCTACCGCAACAACAATTAATCTCTTCGTTGATGCCAGGATTAGAAGCTTCTCGATTAGAATCAGCCTTAAGAACCACAGGTCTAGGACTAGGCACTGGTCTTGCGGAGTCTACATTAGAAGCACAGCTAGGATATAATGCACTAGCTAATGCTTTAAGACAGCAGCAATTCCAAGGTTTGTTTGATTTGTTGAAAGGTGAGCAAGAAGTAACTCAGCCAAATCAACTTACTGGTGAATTGAATGAAGCGTTTTTTCAAGCTATAGAAGCGCAAAAAAAACAAAACGCAGAAAAAGCTTTAGGCGCATTTATAACTTAAGGATTTAAAAATGGCTATTAATATACAATCATTATTTGCAGATATTATAAGCACTCCTGAGCAAAGAGAAGACAAGCTCTTAAAGGAAGGTATGCTACAAGGTCAATTGCTTGCCTCTGGACTTAAAGGTCGGGCTGCTGCTATATCTCCGCTTGCACAGATTGCAGGTCAGTATGGTGTTCAGCGTCAAGAGAATCTTAAACGCGCAATACAACCTATGCTTGGTATTGATCCAAGAACTACTGGTGAAAGACTAGAGGAGGCTGTCTCTGGATTAGATATGTCTACTCCAGAAGGTCTTCGAGAAGCTGCATTAGCTATTCAATCTGTTGATCCATTACGCGCTGCTACACTAAGACAAGCTGCGGTAGAAATGAGTCAATCAAATGAAGATAGAAAAAGAACTGTTGCGTTACAACAGCTTCAATTAGATGAAGCAGAAAAAGCAGCAGGAGCTAGAAAAAGAGAAGCAAAAGCTTTAGAAAATATTCTTCCAAGATCTATTTTAAATATGTATGAAAGTGGAAACATAACTGGCAATGAATTGCTTCGTTTCCAAGAAGCTAGAATAAGTGCTTTAGCAACAGATCCACCTAAATTAAATGTGCTTACTGCAGAAGAAAAAAACATTGGAAAATCATATATTGACGACAATGAAGCAGCACAAAATTTATTAAGTATTGTTTCTAAAGATGCTAATGCTTTTAGTAGATTTACTGGTATAGGTGGTAAAAAACAATTTACACAAGAAGATCTTTTGTATGAAGCAAGCATTATTCGTTCTTTGTCAGAAGATACGATAGATGTTAAAACATCTATTGATAGAGCAATAGAATCACTAAAGGCAGGAGGAATAAGATCGCAGCTTCCAGGATCTGTATCTAATATTTACAATGCTCAACTTTATCCTGAATCAGTTGGTCAAGTAAATGCATCAGCACTATCTGGACAATCCACTCAACCAGAATTTAATGCTAGTCAATTATCTACAATAGATTCTTTAGTTGAAGAAGCAGGGCAGTTACAAGCACAAACGGAAAACTCACAGGCAAATATTCCCGCTGAAGTTTCTCAATCTAATGAAACAGTAATGCAACAATTATTAAGAGGCGTTCTTCCTCAGTATGGAGCAGTTAGAAATACTATAGAGGGCTTAGATTCTCAAGTTAGTTCTGGGCTAGAAAACGAAGCAAGACAAGCGCAAAATTATTTTAATACATTGGATGAAGAATTAGGAGCTAGCCCAACAAGTGGCGGAGCTTCTGCTTCTGATTACCTTGAAGCAATTAAAACATTAAATTTTCCAGGTATTGATTTTGCTACAGAGCAAGTTCCTGCAATGACAAAAAATATTGCAGGAATTTTTAAAAGCCTTATAGATACTCTTTCATCAGTAGAAAATATAAAGAAAGTTACTAATGAAGGAATAGACGTAACGCTTTATGGCACAGGAAAATTAATAGAGTCTTTAGTTAACGGTCAATCTGTTGGAGAAAAAGAAATAAACCAAGTTAAAGAAAATATTAAAAAGTTAAAATCTAGTTTAGGAAAAATATCTGCTCCAGATAGAAAAATAGTAAACGAACAAATTAAAAAGTTAGAAGAATTTGTATTAACTAATGCAGGTAATTTGGCAGGAGCATTTTTAGACTAGAGGTTTATATGGCTGATCTATCACTTTTAAGTAAAGAAGATCTGAACGCATTGGCTTCAAGAAACATTGATGCGATGTCTCCAGAAGGCAAGTCTATGGTTTTGTCTGAGATAAATGCTGTTTCAAATAATAAAGAAGATGAAAACAAAGAGCTGCAAGAAGATCCCTTGGATGAGATTAGCATTGCCAGAAAAATTTCTTATGGTTTTGAAAAAGGAAAGTCAGATGTTGGGTTGTTGTATAGAACCTTACAAGTAAAAAATAATCTTGGACAATTTTCTTTTGGCAAAAACGGAATTGAATACAAAACACAAGCACAAGCTTACGGGCCAAACTTTGTTAACGCTTCTCCAGAAATAAAAGCAGAGGTTTTAGCAAGGCTAGATGATAAAGAGCTTGCAAAAAATTATCCTATTTTATCTCAGCAAGAAAGTCCAGGAGGATGGGCTGCGGTTGGATCTTTTGCAGGATCTTTGTTTTCTCCTACAACTTTAATTCCTATAGGTGCAGCAGGAAAAGTTAGCATGAAAGCATTGGCTGCGGGTGGAGCAGCATTTGGTGCAGAATACAATATACTCGATCAACTTGCTTCAACAGCTAAAGTAGATCCAAAACAAGTAGCTGCCGTTGCGGGTATTTCTGCTATTGCTACTCCCGCAGTTGCTAAAAGTTTGAGTGTCTTAGGAACTGGTATAGCATCATCATTAGCAAAAAGATCTGTACCAAAAGAACAAGTTAAAGCAAACGATATAATGCGTGAGGCTCAATTAATTATTAATGAACACGTTGCGTTACTTCCAGAAGGACAGGTAGATTCTAGAGCCGTTGTTAAAGATGTTCTTCCAAAAATACAAAAGAAACTTGGACTTACTGAACAAGAATTAAAAAATGCACAAGTTACTTCTGACATAGAAGTTAGAATTCCTGGCAGTAGATCTATGGCATTGTCACAGATTAGCGATCAAGCGCAGTCATTAAATCCTTTTACTGCATCTAATGTAGTTACTAAATCATTAAGAGATTTTGTTGGTGTGTTGTCTACTGATATATCAAGGATTAGCTCTGTTGTAGGCGGTAGGCTTAAAAAACATGACGCAGCAGTAGGAATTAAAACAGCAAACTACAACAAAAGAGTAGAGCCTTTTATTAAATTAATGCAAACCTTGCCGTCAAAAGAGTTAAGTCAAGTTAACAGACATTTAGTTAGCGAAGATTTTAACGGAGCAAAAGCCATTCTTTCTAGGTATGACAATAACGCCTCAACAATAGTTGACGATACACAAAAAGTCTTAAAGGATATAGAAGACGATTTAAGAGAATCAGGATTTAAGTTTGGAAAAATAGAAAATTATTTTCCTGCAAAAATTATTAGCTATAAAGATTTTTTAAATTCTATAGGAAAAGAATTAAAGAACCCTATAGATATGGCTTTAAAAGCAAGAGCAGAAAAACTAGGATACAAAGATATAAATGCTTTGCCCATAGAAGAAACGGAAAATGTTATTTCTCAAGCTTTAAGAAGTAATTCTTCTAACGTATCTCAAAAATCTCTATCAAATAAATCTAGAAAAGTTGTAGTAGATGACGAGTTAATTAAACAATATAAAAAACCACAAGATTCTTTATCTCAACACATATTAGAATCTGTATCCATGATAGAAAAAAGAAAGTTCTTTGGAAAGTCTGCGGTAAACAAAGGAATAAAAAATATTAATTTAGAAGACTCAGTTGATAATCTTATCGCAAAAGAAATATCCAACAAGTCTATGGCAAGCGATGATTTTGGAAAGTTAAAAGAATTGATTGAAGCCAGGTTTGGTATGGGAGAACAAAAAACTGGGGCTGTAGCAAACGGAGCTAAGAATCTTATCTATCAAATGACAATCGCAAATCCTATGTCTGCTCTTACACAGATAGCTGACATGGGTATGTCTGTATTTGCTAATGGATTACTTAACACTGTAAAAGGAGCTTTAGGTAAAAGAAAAATAAAACTAGAAGATCTTAATTTAGATCAAGTTGTTTCTGCGGAGATGGGTACTGTTGGTGCTATGGCAAGAATGCTAGATAGAACGTTTGCTATTAGTGGCTTTAAAGCAATTGATAGGCTAGGAAAAGAAACATTAGTAAATGCTGCTTATTCTAAATTTCAAAAAATGGCTAAGTCTGACGCAGGTGTTAAATCTTTGCGTAAAAGATTCGGTAAAGTATTTGACTCAGAATTTGATGCAGTCTTATCTGATTTAAGATCAGGGCAAATTACTGACAACGTAAAGATGATGATGTTTAGTGAGCTTTCTAATTTCCAACCTATTGCTTTATCAGAAATGCCTTTAAAATATTTGCAAGCAGATGGTGGTAGAGTATTTTATGCACTCAAATCATTTACGATAAAACAATTTGACGTAATGAGAAGAGAAATATTTCATGAGTTTGCAGCAGGCAATACTTTGCAGGGAACAAAGAAACTAATAGCTTACGCAACCATCTTGCCATTGGCGGGTGCAAGTGTACAAGAATTAAAAGATTACATTTCTAGGGATAATCCAATCTCTATAGATGATATGCCAGATCAAATGATAAAGAATGCCTTGAAGATAATGGGAACTTCTCAATACGTTGTAAAGAATAACCTAGCTCAAGGCAAGATAGCTGCTGCAATTGGAGAAGCAGTGCTTCCTCCGATCAGTTTGTTTGATGCTTTTTCTGAGGATCTAATGAGATTATCCAAAGGAGAGCTTACCGCAAAAGATTCGCAAGCGTTGCAAAGAGTTCCTTTCTTTGGGCGTTTAATGCAAGACTTTGTATACGGAGCAAGAGAAGAGAAAAGAATAAAAGATATTTTAGCAGACTAGCCCCTCACTCAGAGGGGTTCATCTCGTTTTCTATAATAAAATCTACATACTGTTTGATCTTGCGGAGGTCTTCGATACCTCCCTTAGCTTTCCACCTAGTGATGTACTTGATAATATTCCCCTCGCAGTACCCTAAGTTATTAGCCATGATGTATTCTATGGGCTGAATCTTTAAAGACTTGTAATGACTTCCCCCTACTTGATGATCGTTAACTCTCAATGCAATGTCTCGCATTCTTCCTCCTGCTCTCTTATGTATTTTAAGAATTGTTTTTGTGTGAACTTAGACTTGTTAACAAATCCCGTAAGGTCTTCTAGCATTACGGCAAGTGTTCCTAAGTGATTGAGGTCGCTACCTTTAAGAATCCTAAGTTTCTCATTGATCCACTCATAAGCCTCTTCAGATCCGACCATTTCTATTTCTATTTCTGATACTTCTTTTGTCATAATCCAATCCTTTTCTCATGATACTTAATCAGCGCATTCCATTCCTTTAACATCTCTTCATAGTCTGCTTTGTAGAATTTAATCGGATCTGATTTCTTAGCTATCATCTCTTCTACGAAACCCTTACCGTAATACTCCTGCATCCATATGGTGTACTGCTGCGCTGCCGAACCATACTTCATGCCGTATGCGTTACAGCTTTTACATTGTGGGTGTACATTCCTTATGTCCAAAGCCCAGTAAGAACTAGATCCTTTGGGAATGAAGTGACCTCCATCCATGTCCTTGTAATGTTTCTTACACCCGCAAGACACGCACTCACAATATCCGTTAGCATCTGTGGCTGCTATTCTAGCTAACTTCTGTAGAGCCTGGAGGCATTTGGATCTTGGTGTAGATGAATTACGTTTGCGTTTCATTAAGTCTCTCGCGGTTGAGTAGATGAGCGATTTTAATTTCTGCTTTATTTTGACCCGTATAAGGTACTGCCATATTAGCACTAACAAGCTCTGCATTTAGACTTATCTCTTCGCTTTTTATTACACCTAAGTACCGCCCGTATTTGTCTTTCTTTTTCGTCTGGAGCGTGAGCGTTTTGTTTTCTTCAAAGAAGTTCTGTACGAATTCTTTTGCGAGGAGTCCATATCGTTTTTCAACTTTGTCAGAAGTTCTCGATTCGGGTGTGTCAATTCCAAATAAGCGTATACGCTCCCCATGAATCCAATGATTGAAACCAAGGTCAATATCAACATCTACTGTATCTCCGTCTATGACTCTGTCTAATTTACAATTATATTCATACACCTCTATATATCCTCTTTGTTCCCATTTTATTTCCACAGCCAGGACAAAATGCCAGACCCGAAACAAGACACCTCAAAGTTTTCTCTGCTCTTCTCTGAGTAATGCAGTCCATTTTGTTATACCTTACCGTAAGCAAAGCTTTTGTAAACTCCAGGCTTTCTACGGGATAGGTTTTTGCAATAAACTTTACGTCCTCTGGAGGTTCGTACTTAGCTTCTGTTTGTTTTGTCATGACTCTCTCCCTAAGTATTCAGTGTAATGCCTGATGTACCTTCTGTTTAATTCTATGCTTAAAGCAATCAAAGCGTTGTAAGTTTCTTTTGCTTTCTTTTTGTCAATGTTTTCCAAGCCCATCTCTAGCTCATCATTGGCTTGGTGTATTGTCGGCATAAACTCCTCAAACATAAGTCACTCCTTAATCATTACTTATTAGGAAATGGAACATATAGATCGTGCTTTGAGAATACCTGCCCTAAGTGATGACTCAATACCTCATGCACTTTGTCGTAGTCTACAGTGTTTGCATCTGCGGTAGAGTCAATACCTATGAGAGCTTCTTGCACTGGCTTCCATAAGGCTTCCTTTACCCTCTCTCCGCTCCAAGGAATGTCTACGCTCTTCTTCTCTAGAACCTTTTGCATAGGCAGACCTCTGTCATTTAAGACTTCCGCAAGTTGACGGCAGTACAAGTGGAGTGCGTTATTCTGTGCATTGCTCCTTGTCTTACCCTCAGTCCAACGGATCGTGACGTACCCCTTAGATTTATACATTTGATCTAAGTGTTTCTCAAAACACTCTTTTGTGTGATCGTTACTGATAACCCAGTGCTTCCCTTGTATATCCATAATTACCCCTTTTTTTCTTTGTGTGCTTTTAAATAACTCTTCCTTACTATTAGCTGCGCTAAAGCAAACGAATCATTGTTGAACGTCATAGGAGGGCATTGCGTAATCTTCCCTCCCTTGGCGAGATACTCAGCGACCTGAGCGTCTATCTTTTCCCTTAGCTCTTCCTTGTTGTTAGTCGGCTTCATGGTTCAATCTCACAAACTCATCCATAGTTATGCCGAATGCTTCTGATAACTTGTATAAAGTATCTACAGTCGCACCCTTGCGATTCATCAGGTGATAATAGTTTGAATGTAAAAGACCCATCTGATCCGCTATTTCTGTGGGCTTTTTGCCCAATCTATCATGTGCTTTTCTCATGCACTGTCCGATATTAATTTCCATACAATACTCCAAAACGGGGGCATATAGCCCCCATAACAGACCTAGAAAGGGACATCTACCACACCCTTAGACTCAACCTTAGACTCGGCTTTCTGCTCAGGTACAAAGTCATCCACAGAAAGACTGAGATACTTCTTGCCCGCCTTTGATTCCCGAACCCATCCCGCAATCTTGAAGTCCGAACCCTTGAAGTTAAAGCTTCCCTTGTAATCAGGTGCTTTATCATTGGTCTTGTCCTGCTTGAACAACGCCCCTCTATCAGTATTATCGTAATCCATAATTAATCCTCAAATTGATTTACGTTCTCTTTAATTAAACCCACAGCCTTGGTAACGTGCTTGGCTAGTGAAGCTATGTATTCCTCATCACGCTCTACGCGAACGATCAAGGGTTTCATATCGGGGTGATAAGACATGAAGTCCCACCATTGCCTATCGGTTACCCATAGACACCCCATGACTTGTTGTTTATATCTGTTTGGTAGTTTCCCCCCGCGAAGATATTCAACATGAGTGGCAGGCGCAGGACATTTGATTTCTAATCCCCCATCCCTACCAATGAGGCCGTCTGGTGAACAGCCTGCGTCAATGTCATCATGCAGAATAAAACCCATCTCATGCACTTTGACTTGATTCGTTTGTATGTATAGATTCCTGGCTTCTGGCTCTAGCTCTACGCCCCTCAGCATCCATTGATTCTGGAATATAGGAACACGCTCACCCGTTAGCTCTTCTGCGACTAGCTGATTGATGTACCCATTAGCCTGAGTAGACCAATCGCCCTTAGCGGTGACGATCTTGTCATACATACTAGCCGAGGGTATGCCTAGTCTTGCGGAAAACCACTCTGCTGATCCTTGTTCGCACTCAAATACCCTCATAGTTCGAAGTCGTCATTGGATACTTTAACGGGCTCAGGCTTTGCGGATCTTTCAACCTTAGCCCGTAAGTCTTGAGGCTTGGCATTCTTAAACTCATCTGCCTCATCCTCAGAATAAACATCCCCATGAAGCCCAACTAGCTTGAGGATAACCCTGTCTTTGGCTCTCTTCTCAGCCATAGCAAACGGGTATCCGTTCTTGTTATTGTAAGGAGCAGCCTCTCCGAACGACCACTCAGAATGATCGTTGAGGTGACCAGTGACAGAGACAGCCACTAGCTTATTCGCCATGTCGCTTTGTACGATCATAGGCGGGTCAAACTTAATGCCTTTGTAGGCAGCAACCTTCTCCAATGCTTTGTGTAATATGACAGGCGTACCATGACAGTCCCATGTCGCAGTCTCTGGTGTCTCGCCTATCTCCCTTAAAACTTCCCCTACTTTTTTCATGCTGTATCCTCCCAGGATCTTATT